CGACAATGCGTACGGTATTCTACTCGTCAATAAAAAAAGTACCGGGTCTAATGAAAGACGAGAACAATGGTGCGATAATGACGGAATTCGTCGGACTTAGGGCAAAGATGTACGCCTTGCGTGTCGATGGTAAGAAGGACACGAAAAAAGTCAAAGGTGTCAAGAGTAACGTTGTAGCGCGAACTATAACGTTTGACGATTACACGCGGTGCCTGCATGACGAAACCGAAATGACGCGAACGCAGTCTTGCATAAGATCAAAATTACACGAGGTGTACACAATATCGGAATCGAAAATTGCTCTAAGTCCATATGATGATAAGCGATACATAGTGCCAGATTCTACCGACACGCTGCCATGGGGACATTATAAAATACCATTGTAAATAAATTTTGTATAATATATTTTGTAATCATGTATAATATATTTTATAATCATGTATAATATATTTACATATTTTATATTTGTGTGTAACATAATATTTACATATTTTATAATTATGTATAATATATTTATATATTTGTTTATATTTGTGTACATATATATTTTTTATACGTGTGTATAATATATTTGTTTTAATTTATTTTATAACACATTATTTTTGTGTATCCATGAATTGTGTGAATTGTCAAATCCCAGCCATTTCACATAAACTTCATTCTTTCTTTTACGCAGTACTTTTTCGACAAGATACACGTCAGGATTAGCAACACGATGCAACTCATATTCATAGAATCCTCCGGCGACAGATTTTCCGCAGGAATCCTCCAGTAGATACGTTACGGGATTAGTTTTCTGCACTTTAGTGATTTTAAACACCTCCGTGGTCCAATTTGGCGTGTAACCTTTCTCAAACAATGTCTTATACTTGCTCACGCGTACCGAGTCGCCCACTTTGAACCGCGCGGGTGCGGCGATTTTTATACGGCTGTACACCATCGTTAAGAGTTTATCGGCGATTGCGGGAGTTACATCGATAGGTCTCATACCGATTGTTCGATGCCTTCGCGCGTTGTACTCTGATACAAGATGTGGTAATAAATCAATCCATCTGTAATTTCCATTGAGCGTAAACTGTTTCCACATGTCATTCTTCAACGTACGGTTGAATCGTTCGACAACCGATGCTTTCATTACGGAATATGTTGAATAATGATTGATACCATGTTTCTTCAAGAGTTTCTGCACGTTTGCATTGTAAAATTCTTTTCCTCTGTCAGTCTGTAAATTTTTTGGACATCTTTCATCGTCTCGAATTATCTTTGCGATTACTGCAGCTACATCATTTCCGCTCTTGGTTTTGAGCGGTACGGCCCATGCATACTTGCTCAGCACATCGATAATGGTGAGAATGTAATGGTAACCTTTGTTGAATCGCGTGTAAAAACGCATCTCGACCAAATCCGTTAGCCACAAGTCATCGTATCCCCTAACTATGACGCGTCTTCGTGGAAAATTTCTTCTCGCCGGAGCGTGCAGTTCATTCACCAGCTGACGCTTCTCGGAACTCTTTTTCTCAGACATCATGGTATGTGACACAGTACTAGTTATTTATAGTTGTCACTTGCTGAATTTTTGAAGCTCATTTATCATAATCTGCATGTTATTTTGGAGCGTTACAATTTTTTTTTCGATCTTATCCTGTCGATCTTTCAAAATTTTCACATTCTGTAGCACATAACGTTTATTAGCGGCATCATCATCATCTACTGGTAATGCTACACGTCTAATCTTGCGCGACTTTGCGTCAAAGTCAGTTGCACCCATGCAAAGAGCGTTATCGCGCACGAAATTTCTGAGTAATCCGCTCCATTGGTAATATGGTTCCGCTCCGATTTTTCCGAGCGATGTCCCAAACTTGTTGATCGGCATTTCAATATTTACTGAATGACGAATGTCGCGCGGTTTAATTTATAATGAGGCCGGCTTCGCGGAGTTCCTCGATAATTGACAAGAGCTCATTGTCGTGGGCATTATGACCCGCTTGGCGCGATGCCTCGAGTAATCGGAGACGATCCACAAGTTCGTTGGGATCGTCCCAATGAATGTAATCAATCTTGTTGTCGTTTAATGTTACGGTGCGCGGTATACCTCTACCGACTCTTTTACTAGACAGCAAGGGTGCGATTATACTTTTATACTTGTGTCCCTTGTTACCCATTATTGGATTATGCGTGCTGTGACCGCGTCTATGCGCGTTTGTCGTCAATAGAATGCTCTTGTATTTCTGCTTGTCAGCATTCGTGCAGATAGTTTCGTCGGGAAATTTCTTAAAAATTAATTCATAGAGACCTGGTGTTCCCGGGTATCTTTTTCCATCTACGATTATATCATCATTCTTGTCCAAGTCGATACGTTTGTCACCGAGCATCGTTCCATCGCTGCTAAAATAAACTCCGTAAACGTTGTCTATATTTACAGCCTTTTTACCGCTTAATACTACTCCCAGATATTTTTGTCCCAATGGGCCATAGTGTGTCTGCAACTTTTCTTGTCCCTCGGACGTTTGCAACGAGTGTTGAATGGATGACACGAGCGATTCATCGGCGACTTCAAAAACTTCTTCGACGGAGGGAGCATGTGAACGTTCGTACGATAGTTTACGTTGTAAAATTTTGGACGCTTCACTCAAATTAGATGGCACAGTTTTCGATCGTTTCAGCATTGATTTAACCGGAGTAGAAGTCGGAATTAGAGAATTGTCAAACGAAGTGTTCGATCGTTTTCTTTTGGGTTTTGGCTCTTCTTCTCCCAAAAAGGATGTTTCATTGTCACCTGATTCCACATCAGATTTCTCGCCAACAGTGTTTTCGACAATCTGTTTCAAAGGTTCGACGATGGGCTTAAAGTGTCTTTCCAACGCGATGTCTTCCTCCATTTTACCAGCTTTTAAAGCGCGATATTTTTTACGAATTGAATCGCTTGTTTTCGCAATCTGCTTCGCTATCCTCTCACGATCTTTAATCTCCTCATCCATGTTGGTAACGTGTCGATGTATCGTCAACAACTGATCATGTTACGGTATCGCAAAGTCATTAAATCCTTTTCTATATCGCCCATCGGTGAGTGCACTGTCCTTGTCAATCACTAGGAATCCATATTTTTGCCGCCAACAATTGCGGCATAATTCGCAGAAATCTTCGTAGGACATGTCGGTGTTTACGTGATCGTTGTACACATGTTTCAAATTGATACCATCCTGTTTGAAAAGAATCAAGAGATTTGCGTTGTCGCGTATAAGATGCTTTGGTATCTTTGCATATGTCTGACAGAGATAAAAGGAGTCGACATCCGCGTGTCGACCCATTGAAAAATACTCTCTTATCACGTCTTGCTTGTCGCACGCCACGTCATCAAAGATAAAGATGGAATTCGGAAGCGCATCACTCGGTGATACGATGTCACTGTTATTAGAGTATGTAAAATAACCAATTTCTTCTATCGGCGCAAGTAAATTCTTCAAATATCGATACTTTGGTTGTTGAAGCGATTTCGAATATATGTACACATTCTCGAAGCGTACGCCGTGTGGACTTTCCAGTAAGCTTATCAACACGTTTGTCTTGCCACAGTTAGACGGACCGCAAATGATACCGCGTATAGAAATCGGTAACATGTTTCCATGTTTGCGTATCTTTTTTTCAATCATTAATCTGTCATCGAAATTAGTCACTCTGATTGTCTGTATCTGCCGTACGAACCGCATACTTTCTCCCATCTACTGAAAATAATAGAGAGCGGTCCTATTTATAATGACACGCTGGATAAAATTGCTCAGTAATCAAAATGTTTCTCATGGTGTCAGATAACCGCGATGTACAGAGTTTAACGGTAAAGAATTGTAACAAATGTCAAGCTTGTTAAATCGTGCGATAAATGCTCTTCCTTTCGAATTGCATATTCCCGGGTATCAGTTTTGTGGTCCGGGAACGCATTTAGAAAAACGATTAGCCAGAGGCGATCGAGGTATCAATCCATTAGACGCAGCGTGTCGCGAACACGATATAGCTTATTCGCGTAGCAACGATCTCGCTGAACGACACGTGGCTGACAATATACTCGCCACGAAAGCGCGGAAACGTATTGCCGCGAAAGATTCGACTCTCGGAGAGAAAACTGCTGCAGCAGCCGTTTGGGCGGCTATGAAGGCCAAGACAAAAATCGGCATGGGTTTGAAAACGAAGAAGAAGAAGAAAGTAAAGCGAATACTTCCGGTAGCAAAACGTGGTGGTATCCTACCAATCCTACCGTTGTTGGGGATTCTCGGTTCATTGGCCGGCGGAGCGGCGGGAATCGCGAAAGTGGTGAATGATAACAAAGCCGCGCAGCGTCAACTGGAAGAGCTGAAACGCCATAATCGCGTTATGGAAGGTCATGGACTTTATCTCGCGCCGTACAAGAGCGGACAAGGAGTCTCAATGAAAAAAAAAAAAAAACGTCCAAGAAACATTAAAAATGCCAAACGGTTTTACCACAAACGTACAATTACAACAACTGGCAAACCGTATGCGCATTCCATACTTTAGAGGTATTTTTATGCGTACTACCTTACCAAGAGAAGTACGTCGAAACGAGAACGGTATCGTGAATCTGGATAATGCTGAGGGACCGGGTACTCATTGGGTGGCATATGCAAAAAGGGGGAATCGCGCAATATATTTCGACAGTTTTGGCAATCTTCGACCGCCGAAGGAATTAATGCGATATTTAGAAAATAATGTGACACATATCGAGTATAATCGCACGCCTTATCAACGTTACGATCAAAGCAATTGTGGTCAACTGTGCCTGCAATTTCTACAAATGGTTGACAATCAATTTAAAGACTGACATTGTGTTGTTTAAACTCAGTATCAAACATGTCATTGACATTTACACTGACTGGCAAGAGTAGCGTTCTCGCGGTAAGCTACTTTCCAGCCGTCGATTTGAGTGATGGCGATTACGAGCTCGGTCTGACAGACTTTGAAACTTATTACACGATACCTAATGTAAATTCATCGAATAATAAATTTTACTTTGACAAAGATGACAAGGAAATTGTTATTCCCGAAGGATCGTACGAACTACATGATATAGACAAGTATCTGAAACGCACAATTTCAAATGATATCATGAAAAAGAAGACGCTTCGCAAAGATGAAGACGATGAGAGCGAGTACCCGCTGATAATTCGCGCCAACAACAATACAATGAAGAGTGAGATCAAGTGTGCTTATCAGATAAATTTCACCAAATCCCACAACATTGGATCGCTGTTAGGATTCTCATCGAAACGTATACTGGAGCCGCGACAATGGCATGTATCAGATGTACCGATAAATATTATCAACGTAAACATTATCCGCGTCGAGTGCAACGTAACTTCCGGTGCATATAGCAACGACAAGTGCGTACACACGATACATGAATTTTCGCCGAACGTACCACCAGGATATAAGATATCGGAAACGCCTGCACAGATCATTTACCTTCCAATCATCGCACGGAGCATTACGGACCTGACGATTCGCATTGTTGATCAAGACGGTCGATTGCTCGATTTTCGTGGAGAAGAGATTACTGTTAGACTGCATGTACGGAGACGCCATATGAGATGCTCGTATTGAATGAACAAGTAAAACCGACAAAAGACGCAATTTTTAATGCAGAGACGACAATCAAAAATATTCATAAAAAAGACAATAAAACATCGAGGAAGAAACTTTCTGCGACAAACGTTGAATTTTTAAAATCATTGGGTTTTATCATACGAAATATCTGAGATGGCAGATATCTTGAACATTGGAGGTGAGCCGATTTTCGATGACCGCGTAGTCAAGATTGAAACTCACACGTACAATCCGTACGCCAACACAACATTTGGACATAGCGACGAGATAAGGATACCCATACAACAGCAAGATTTATACACGTTACCATGCGAAAGTTTTCTGTACGTCGAGGGAAGATTAACGGTAAAGAGAGGGAACGACGAGTCGCAGACAACGCTTGGAAATAATTGTGTTGCATTCATGTTTGACGAAATTCGATATGAACTCAATGGTGTTGAGATTGATCGTAACAGAAACGTTGGAATTACCAGTACTATCAAGAACTATGTATCGCTGACGTATGACAAAGCTCTAATTATGCGGAATGCAGGATGGGACATTACATCGACCATACCAGAAGGATACTTTAACTTTTGCGTGCCGCTCAACACGCTGTTAGGCTTTTGCGAGGATTACAAACGCGTAGTTGTTAACGCTCGTCACGAATTGATCTTGATACGAGCGCGCAGCGACAACAATTGTCTTGTGGGAAATCCAACAACGGAACCGGAAATTGATTTACTCAAAGTGCAGTGGCGAATGCCTCACGTTATTTTAAATGAGGTCAATAAATTATCCTTGCTACGAGCTTTGGAGAGCGGGCGATATTTAAGTATGAGTTTCCGCTCATGGGATCTGTACGAGTACCCCCTGTTGCAGAGCACTACCAAACATTCATGGGCTGTCAAGACTGCGACTCAGCTGGAGAAACCGCGATATGTTATCTTTGCTCTGCAGACTGGTCGAAAGAATATCATGTCTCGAGATGTTAGTGTGTTCGACGATTGTAATTTGACCAATGTAAAACTATATCTAAACTCTGAATTTTATCCGTATGATGATCTAAATTTAGACTTTGGCAAAAACAGATATGCCATCCTGTTTGATATGTATGCACGTTTTCGTAAAGCTTATTACGGATACGACTGCTACGAAACGCTGCTCACCGTGGTCACGTTTCTAACGAATGGACCTTTTGTGGTCATTGACTGCGCGCGACAAAACGAGTCCATCAAAAGCGCCACTGTAGATGTACGAATAGAATTTGATTGCAAAGAGAATGTACCCGCGAATACTACCGCCTATTGTCTGATCTTACACGATCGTGTGGTTGAATACTGTCCATTGTCCAACGTAGTGCGCAAGATCATGTAAATTGCGAATATGTTGGGATAAATAAAAATTGAGATGCTTTGCAATGGAGCATAGTCTCGAAAAACTGCTCATCATGATCATACCAACGTTTGTGGACCTACAAGGATTCAATGTTGGGAGTTGGGAGTTTGTCGTGAAGGAAGTGGCGGTGCTGAAAAAGGGGAGCATTCTCTCGCATTACATTTTTGCGAGCCCTTATCCATGGGATCTACTTACAAAATCCGAAAGATCTTGCGCTTCCTGGTTGATTGCGAATCATCATGGATTGCAATGGGAAGACGGGATAATCCCACATAGCATGGCGAAACGGTTGATTACAACGGCTGTGATTGGTACAGAAGACGATAATGCTCTCGTATACGTTAAGGGACATGAGAAACGAGAATGGCTGCGGAATTTGCTCCAGGACGATGCGAAAGATGACATAATCATCGAGACATTGGATGCTGATTATGAAGACATAGAATCATTGAATAATCTAGATGTTATTAATACCATGCGATGTAATAAACACGTTAAGAATTGTGCATTACAAAATGTATTTAAAATCTTTAACTGGTGGTCACAACGCCAGAA